GGGTGAGCCATTTCCACCGCCGCCTCCACCTGCTGCCCAAGTTAGATTACCAGCACCATCTGTTTGCAAGAAATACCCGTTAGTACCACCACCTAATTTAACACTAGCAACAGAACCTAAATTTAAAGTAGAACCGTTCCAAGTAACATTGGGAATTCCACCTAATGCACCACTATTGTTAAACTGTAGTTGTGTATTGGCGCCACCGGGGTCAGCATTAAAAGGTTGACCATTTGCATAGTAATAATTGTTAGAATAAACTTTGTTAGCAGAAACATTACCTGATAAGTTTAAAAAGTTTGAAACTACATTACCACTACTATCAACTACAGAGATGGCAGGTATTCCGACGGAGTAGCCTGAAAGTGAATTAAATTGGTCTGCTGCCATATGGTATCCTGTTTTATTATATATTTATCTGTTTTGGAGAAATAAAACCATGGAATAAATTTCCCGTGGTATCTCTAAATACAGTATGCTAACACAACAACCACATAGACCTTTCTGCACAAACTGCGAAACTGCACTTGCTAAACCTAATGGTATTAGTAAACATGGATTTAAAAAATGGCACAAGTATTGTTCTACTTGCGCCAAGGCTGCTTATAATGAGAAATTTGGTTTTCTATTACATAAGAAAAACAAATGTGAGAAGTGTGGATTTATTCCAGAAGATAAATGTCAGTTAGACATTGTATACAAGGATGGTAATAGTAAAAACAAAGTAAAGTCTAATATGAGGACTTTATGTGCTAACTGTAACAGAGTTTATCAGAAGAAATTGAAAGAGAAGAAAAAGAGCGTATTGGATATCACAGTAGATGCTGATGTAACAATTTAATAACTTTTTTCTTCTACAATTGTACTTCCTACAAGTTCATTTATTTGCTTTTTTATACTTGCCCTCAAGTCATTCTTTAGATAGACTTGTCTTGCTACATTAATAAAACCTTCATCAAAGTTTTGATCCTTTTCACATGCACGTTTGTAGTTTTCAATGTGCCAAAGTTCTAAGTTAACAGCTTCTAACTTAGCTTCGAGGTCTGATAGGTCTACATCTAATTTTAATTCTGCAAATATAGTTTCTAGTTGATACATTTCGTTATCAACATTCTTTAACTTGTCAGGATCTGTAATCAATATTGCTTTGATTCTTAGAATAGTGAGTTTGTCAATCAATTCACCGACTGATATTGGGGCATAAACTATCATCAAGTATATATCATAGGTTCTATAGCCGTAAAAAAGAGCACCGAAGTGCTCTTTAGTTCCTTCCCGTTTACACGCCGAAGCGTGTATCCCGAACAAAGAAGATTCCTTGATTATTGGAATGTTAGGTTCTGAACAGCGATCTCACCTACATAGTCAGCAGCGTTACCGAAGCTGGATGCAGTGTTAGTCAATTCGATGTAACCATAACGTGTCATGAATGATACGACTGGTTCGAATGTTGACGGATCTAGAACAACACCAGAACTCATCAATGGGATGTATGGGCAATAGAATGCCGCTGCATCAGTTTCAGATGAACCCTTGTAACCAACTAGAACTGGTTGTGTGTCAGGAGCATAGCTGTTAACGAAAACGCGCATTGCACCGTTCAATGTACCAACAAACTTAGTGTTTGTAGGTGCTTCGAATGTACCTTCTGTTGTACGTGCAAATGCAGATGTAGTTGCAGATTGTAGAACAGTTAGTGAAGCTGGAGATACAACAGCCCAGTTACCAGCACCACGGCGTGTGCGTTGTGCGATCAAGTTAGCAACACGGTTGATTAGAACAGCTAGAGCAGCGTGTTCGTCACCAACGTATGTAGCTGTACCAGATACAGTAGCTTGGTTGTATGTGTACTCTGTTGTAGCTAGAGTAGCTAGGGACAATAGAATTTCTTGGTCGATTTCAGCAGTAATTTCTTGTGCTAGAGCGGCCATGATTTCTGCTTCAACGTCAATACCATGTTGGCTTTGTGCGTCTTGAGCAGCTTCGAATGTCCAACGTGCTTGCAACTTACGTGACTTAGCTTCAACAGCTTGACGTAGGATCTGCACGGAGATTTGCTTACCACCGTTACCTTCTAACGCAGCAGTGTCGTTAGCAGTGTAATAGTTAGTTGTGTTTACACCATATGGTGTGCGTGAATATGCTTGAGCGATCTTGAATGGGCTCAATGCTTCTTCACCTGCTGTTACGCTAGTTTGTGCCAAACTGTTGTCAGTTAGGTTGTTAGCATAACGTACACGTAGAGTGTGAATCTGACCAACTGGACCTGTCATTGGCTGAACGCCTACCAACTCGTTAGCGATAACTGTTGGCATTACACGACGGATAACTGGAAGAATAACGCGGTTTAGAGTTGCGATATTACCTGCAGTAGTTGTACCTGCTGAAGATTCCTTCAATAGTGCTTTTTTGGTGTTTTCTAAGATAACACCCATTGTTGAACGGCGAGTACCTTTTAAGCCTTCTAGTAGGGCATCCTTAGTCTCGTCCCAACGGCTTTCTAATAGAACTTGTGACATTTATATTTCTCCTAAATCTATGTCTTTTTTTATAGCCCTGCTAAACGCTTAAAGTCAATAAGATTGTTATCTTGTTCAACTTCAAAATTCTGTTTCGCAGCTGGTTTATCTCCAGTAATTTCAGATATCACTTTGGACTCTGATAGAACTGCCTTTGCAGGCTTCTTCTCAGCACCAGTGTTTAAAACTGCTGGAAGATACTTATCGAAAGCGGCTTGCAGACGAGGTGTCTGAACGCTCTCTAGTAAGTTTCGCATTGTTGAAGCCTTTTCTTCGTTCAATGTAGACAACAAGTCGCCCATCATTTTTTCACGTTGATTAGATTCTTTAATCATGCGAACTTCACGTTCTTTTGTTTCAACTAATTGCTTTGCAGCAGTAGTTTGTTTGATGGATTCAGCCAATTGTGCATCTTTTTGTGCCAAAGCTGACATCAACTTGCGTGTTTCTGCTTTCTCGTTTAAATGAGTAACAGAGAATTCTCCAGCGAAAGATTCGAAAATCTTACGACCGAAGCTGTTTTCACGTGCAACTTTGATATCTTCTTTCAACTGACCTAGTTCACCCTTGAGGTGGCTTGTGACAACTGCATTCATTCTCTTAGCAGACTCAGACACAAAGCGTGTCTTTAATGCTTCAAGTTGTTTGCGGCCTTCAGCAACTAACTTAACCTTAGCTTCAACAACCGCTTGCTTATCTTGTGCGAATTCTTTAATTTCACGTGATAAAGCGTGAACAATGAATTGCTCTAGCTTTTGCTGATTTTCAAACTGCATCTTACGCTCTGTACGCAATTCTTTGATTTCTTCGGCTAGTTTAGTAACCATGAAATCATTGAATTTTGTTGCGTTTTCACGTAGTTTTGTCTGTGCTTTTACGCGGTCTTCGTTCATTGCCTTTTTCTCATTCTGGAATTCTTCAATTTCAGTTTGTAGGCTTTCACTTACCATTTTATCAAGGGCTTCAACCATCACGTTTCTGTCGTGTTCATAACGTTGTGCGTATTCTTCACGTAATTCCGCACGTACTTGTTCTTTAGCTTCAGCCAATTTAGCCACCCACGCTTCATTTAACTGAACGCCGATGTCCTCATTGATAAGGCCACTTTCAAGTAATGGTTTGATAGCATCTAACATGCTTGGTTCCCCTTATTTAATTTTGAGATCCTTGATGAGGCGCATTACTTCCTCACGCAAGTATTTCTCTACTTTCTTATTGCCGCCTTGAGCATCTTTTGCAATGTCCAATAGCTTGTGACCATGACGCATGTTCATCATGCCTTCGTAGATCGCTTTTGGATATGCATTAGGAGCACTTGGTTGTGCGACAATATCGACAGTGACTATTTCAAAGTCACTAACCTTGCCGTCATAGTCGTTAACGTTACCGCTACCTCGACTAGAAACGCCCAACTTAACACCACTCTCCAACATAGTCTTTACTAACTGACCCATTGGAGTTGGTAATATTTTTAATTTACCAAAACCATTAGCACCATCCATCCACATTTGAGTAATCATATGCGATACACGGTCTAAGTTGATTTTTAAATCGTCTGGGTGATCTACTTCGCCTAAAACGGAGTATCCACCTTGAATCTGTTCGTTCAATGTATTCACGGCGCTTTCAATTTCGGGAACAGGGTAAACACGCTCATTAGCGTTCTTTACCCCACCCTGGATGAAGATACCTTTCATATAAAGGTTCTTCTTGTCGCCTTCACCTTCACTTTCAACTACGATATTAGCGCGGTCGAAAGTTAGATGCTCTTTGAGATACAAAGCCATTTCTCTCAGATTCCTTAGATACGCTTCTTAGCAGTCGCTTTACGTGACTCGCCTAATGGGCTCTTTGTGTTTTGACCGTCATCACCCTTCTTAGGAGCAGGAGCTTTTTCTAGATCCTGACCAGCTTGAGCAGGTGCGTTCTTCCACTGACCAGCGTGCTTAACTTGTGTTTCGCCCTTAGAGTAAGCATTGCTTGGACCCTTTGGACTTGTTGGCATAGTTTCTGTACCAGAGTCAAACTTAACTGGGTTAACACCAGCAGCTTTAACTTTAGGTGCAGTTAGTGAAGGACTCTTTGTGTTCTGACCGTTATCACCGTGTGTTACAGAAACTTTCTTCAATGCGATTGCTTCCATTACAGACTCGTCTAACTCATCTTCTTCTTCGTCATCTTCTTCGTCATCAGCAGCTTCCATCATTTCTTCACCACCGAAGTCTTCTTCACCGCCTTCTTCGCCTTCGTCACCTAGGCCTTCTTCATCACCGCCCATGATTTCTTCAAACTCGGCCATTAACTGGTCTAGCTTGTCTTCCAAATCAACAACGCGGTCTTCTAGATTTTCTTCGCCTGCGCCTTCTTCGTCACCTTCACCGGCTTCGAAATCAACGTGTTCTTCACCATCGTCATCAGAAATGTCGAATTCTTCTTCGTCATCTGCTTCGACAACGCCAGATTCTTCAGCACCGATTTCGTCTAGTAGATCGCCTACTTGACCGCCCATCTGGCCTTCTTCTTCCATTTCTTCTGCTATGATGTTCTCATAGATTTCACGGCTTTTCTCAACCACGATATCGTGGAATAAAGCACGTGCTTGTTCTTCGTTCTCATTGATAATCATATCAATAAGTTGTTCAAATTTTTTGTTATCCATTGTTTGTTTCTCCTGAATAGAATGGCTTCGTAATAATTATTTAGTGGGTATCATAAAAAAGAGCACAATAAGTGCTCATTTTTTGCGTTTTTTGTAAAAACTGCTTATTTTTTACATTTGAGGTGTGAATAATTAGACTGTTGGCGTTGCACCTTCTGCAGGTGCTGATCCATATTGCTCATGAACCTTCTTCAAATACTTTGATCGTTCGTAATTTCTAACATCTAACATCTTACGTAATTTGCGAATTTGTCTTAATGTAAGTTTAGTTTTGCGGCTTTCTTTCCACTTAGGCTTAGAGTTATCAGCACTTAAATCTTGATAACCCGGGATTGCCGCATCGAACATTTCCATTAATTTCATAGTAATGTATTTATCTTTCTTACATACCTACGCCGGCTGGTGCGGGTGTTCCTGCAGGCTGATTAGGTCCACCTTGCACTGGTCCTGCTACTTGACCAGGTTCCATTCCTGCTGCTTCTTCATCAGGTGCATTCATTTCTTCACCCGCTTCGTTATCAGATTCTAAGTCGCCGGCGCTGATACCAACACTACGTAAATCGCTACCAACTGCTTCAACATCTTCGTCTTTGTTCTTTTCTTCACGCCAGAGTTTTTCGTTTTCTTTGATTTCTTCTTCGGTTAAACCTAAGAAACGTTGCAATGCAAAACGCTTAGACATATATGGAAGTGCTTCCATACTAGTAAAAGTAGCAACTCTAGCAGTATCCATTTCAGCTTGACGATAACTAGCAAAGTTCTGTGGTGGATTAAATTCTAATGAAAATAATCCACTATCAATGTTGAAGCCTCTCCAACGCAAGAATAGTTTGAATTCTTCATCTAACTTCTGACTGATATATTTCTGTAGTCGTTCGCAATATTGATTGAAACGATACTCTTGAATCATAGCTGTACCAACACGACCATCGCTCAATGGTGTAGAATTGTCTTCTGGGCCAGTAGGCAAGTATGAACTTGGAACACGCAAGCCACGAGCTAATCTGTTGTTGAAGTATTTCAAGTCATCAATTTCGCCCAAATTCTGACCACCTTGTAGTAGGTCAACACTTGAACCACGACCATCAGCAGTTACTGGGAAGAAATAATCTTCGTTCATTGACAATGGGTTGTATGTTGCATCAAGTAAACTTGCGCCACCTTGACTTGAAGGAATACGTCTTTGGTGAATCTCGTTCTTTACACGTTCAACGAATGCCATAGCCATGTGACTTGGCATGTTACCAACGTCAATCTTAAAGACTCTACGCTCCGGTGCACGTTGTACACGATAGATTAGAACAGCATCTTCTAACAGTTCTTTTTGCTTATATACTTTGAAGATGTTTTCTAACACAGATTGACCAAAAGGCCAAAAACGATCTAGACCTTCTGTTAAACTCAAGTGTACAATGTGTTTAGCATCAACTGCTGATTCACTTTGACCTAATGTAAAACGACTACCTGTTGTATTATATGGCATTGCAGGAACAGTATAACCGTTACTCTGTGAGCCACCACCAGTACCACCTAGACCAGTTGCAGGGTTAGCCGCAAAGTCTGTATTAGTTTTAGTCGCAGCGGTTAAGTTCTGTAAATTAATGTTAATGTCTTTGATAACATACTGTTCTGGCTTCTTGCCTTCACTTTCGTTAACAATAACTTTAACAACTTTAGTCATGTCAATCCAGTATAACTTAAAGTTTTCTGGATCACGCACAAAGACCTGATCTCCAAACTTAATTGTATTACGGAAGATTTTGAATGTTCGTGTATCAAACTCGTTTAGTTTGCACCATTGCTGTAACTGTGTCTTTAACAGTTCAACTTCGTGCTGTGTTGGATCTTCGTTGAATTCCAATGCAAACGGTGTTTTGTTATGTTCATTCTTCTGTGTACTGAACTCAGAAATAATATCCAAACATGCGTTAATTTCAGCATCAACATCCATCATTTCATATTGGTTGTAACGCTCAATACGATTTGGGTGACCGGTATATACTTCTGGTAGTTTACTACCATAACTTTTGTATCCAAAACTGTCATTTGCCCACCCGCCAGTGGCTGATCCATTTTGGCTAGGGGCGCCGTTCCATGCACCAGTGTTGCTATTGCCACCACCGATGGGACTAGAAATACCCGATTTGTTCGTAAAGCGTTTTTTATATGTCATAACGTTATGTCTCGTATTATTTAGTGTTATGTCTTGGAATACTTTAGAATCTTGCTCTGAGTATTGTTTCCGGTCTGTATAGAGTCAATCAATGCATCAAACTTAGATTCCATCATATCCATCATATCGATGAATATAGACGGGTCAAAAGATGACTCACTTGAAGTAGAAGATGCCGCAGCTATAGCAGGTTGTGTAGCAGTAGATAAATCTTGTTTTGTAACCTGAGCCATATTATCTAGTAATTGACGGAACTTTTCAGTAGGTGCAACCATTTCTTCACCGTGCAATTCTACTAGATAACCAGATCGTGGGCCATCAAATACC